ATGGCTATAAAAAATAAGGTTGTCATAATTACAGGAGCTTCTTCAGGAATAGGAAAAGCTACCGCTCTGTTACTTGCCGAAAGCGGTGCAAAAGTTGTACTTGCCGCAAGAAATCAGGAAAAATTAGAGAAAGCGGTAAATGAAATAAAAGAAAGAAATGGAGAAGCTGTCTATAAAGTAACAGATGTATCAAAAAGAGAAGAGGTAAAATCATTAATTGATTTCACTATTTCAAAATACGGCAAAATTGATGTTATATTTAATAATGCAGGATTAATGCCTAATTCACCTTTATCTGAATTTAGGACAGATGAATGGGATGAAATGATTGATGTTAATTTAAAAGGTGTTGTAAATGGTATTGAGGCTGTACTTCCACATTTTATAGAACAGAAATCCGGTCATGTTATCAGTACTTCATCAGTCGCAGGATTAAATACATATTTGGGAGCAGGTATTTATTGCGCAACAAAACATGGTGTTAAAGCTTTAATGGAAGTTCTCAGAAAAGAAAGTGCAAACGAAAAAAGAAATATCCGTACAACTACTCTTTATCTTGGAGCATTTAAGACAGAACTTGCAGAACGTATTACAAATAAGGCAATTAAGGAAAGAATCGAATTCCTCTATGATACGATTGGAGCAGATCCGATAATTGTTGCGGAAGCTGTGAAATTTGCCATTGACTTGCCTGAAGAAGTAAGTATAAACGAAATGACACTGTATCCAACGGCACAATTATAATTTTCTACATATTAACAAAAAAGTATACTGCACCCAAAATCTTGGACACAAGATTGAAAGTGCAGTATAGTTTTTTATTTTCCTAAAACTTTCAATACTTTTTCCACTATCTGTTCCTTTGTAAGATTATTTTTTCTCAAAATTTCCTCAGCTGGAACTCTGTCAGTAAATTCCTTTTTTGCTCCAAAATTCATTACTTTCATATTCGATGTCCCATAAAATCTAGTTACCTTTTCACCAAATCCTCCGTCAATTACAGCACTTTCAAGAGTTATTACAAGTTCATGATTTTCTTTCAGTTTTTCCAGCACTTCTTCATCTATTCCTGTAATAAATCTTGGATTGATTAACGTTGCATCTACACCATTTGCCTTCAGAAGTTCTTTTACTTCTTTTCCTAAATGGTAGAAATCTCCCATCCCAATAATTGCAACATCGCTCCCGGCTTCCTTTATTATATATTTGTTAAGTTCGCTAAAATCAGGTTTTATTTCCTCACCAGTTGAAACTACTCCATTTAACGGAACTCTTATTGTTACAGGATGTTCCTTGTATTCTATAGCCCAGTCCAACATTGCAAAATATTCCTCCTTGCCTGTAGGAGAAAGATAAACCATATTAGGTATATTTCCTATAACCTGCTCATCAAAATATCCTAGATGGGTAACATCTCCCATTCCTGTAAGTCCACCTACAAACACAAGAATTACTGCAGGATTATTATTTATACATAAGTCCTGTGAAAGCTGGTCGTAAGTTCTCTGAACAAATGTACTGTATACTCCATATACAGGCTTTCCACCATTTGCCGCTATTCCTGATGCCAATGCAACTGCATGTTCTTCGGCTATTCCCACATCTACAAACTGTTTTCCTGCTTCTGCTCTTCTTTTAGCATTAAATCCCAGTACAGTTGGAGTTCCTGAGCTTATTGCAACCAGTGTAGGATCTTTCTTCATTTTTTCAAGCAGATATTCCCCTGTGAGATCAGAATATCCTTTTTCATCATCAGATGTATCAATTTTAATTTTCCCTGTTGTGGGATCAAAAGGTGCATTGTAATGCCAAGGTTCCTTATTTTTTTCTGCAAACGGAAGCCCTTTCCCTTTTACAGTGTGAATATGCAGAACGATAGGGTGATCAATATACTTCACACTTTCAAATACCTTTATAAGCTCATCTATATTGTGACCATCCTTCACATAAATATAATCAAGTCCTAGTGCCTTAAAAAGATTATTTGAAGATTTTCCTTCTGTTTCCCTCAATTCCTTCAATGTCTTATATAGACCCCCATGATTTTCCGCAATTGACATTTCATTGTCATTTACAATAATAATCATATTTGTTCCCTGTTCAGAAATATTGTTCAGTCCTTCATATGCTTCTCCTCCGCTCAGTGAACCATCTCCTATAATTGCAACTATATTTTCATTGTCTCCTTTCAAATCCCTTGCTTTTGCAAGTCCTGTAGCCAGACTTATGGAAGTTGATGTATGTCCCACTTTAAAAAAGTCATGTACACTTTCATCTTGATTTGTGTATCCTGAAATTTCTGAAAATTTATCAGGATTTAAAAATCCTTCCTTTCTCCCTGTAAGTATTTTATGTGGATAACATTGGTGCGAAACATCAAATACAAATTTATCCTTTGGTGAATTAAACACATAATGTAAAGCTATTGTAACTTCAACTATTCCAAAATTAGGCCCTATATGACCACCAATTCTTGTAAGTCTGCTAAGTAATGCCTCCCTCACATCACCTGCCAATATTTTTAATTCATCTTTTGTCAATCTCTTTACATCTTCAGGAGAATTTATCTTTTCTAACGCCATTCTTTCATACCTCCATATCTTTAAATTATTTTAAGACAAGTATATCATATGGTGTTAACTTCAAGTCAAGTGCTTTTTGATTTTAAAAACAAAATAAATAATTACAGTCATATTTCTACATAAAATAAATGACTGTATTAACTTTAATAATTTAAATTTTACATTTTTTTTAAATAAAGTTATAATATAGAAAACAAATTTATGGAGGGAAAAATGAAAAAGAAAATTTTTTTAGTTCTACAATTTTTATTACTTTCAGTAATTTTAACTGCTGGAAATGCTGAAACTTACAATAGCTTTGAAAAATTTAATGTAAGATTCTCAAATGCCAACTTACCATTTCAAATTGTTGTTAACGATTCTAAAGGAAAAGAATATTATCCTGCTGAATTAAATGTTGGAAATTACCTGTTTTTTTCACCAACTAGATTAGCCGGACTAAACTATTATGAATTTTTTTCTGATGTTTTAAAAAAAGATTTTAAGACTTATACAACTAATAAAAAAGGAAAAATAAAAAAGGAAAGTAAAGTCTACCATTATAATAAATCTGATTTTTATGCTAATTATAAGGATATGGTAAAAAGCGACAGATCTGAAATAAAAGATTTTTTAGGAATTGTATCAGCTGATACAAAATTAATCAGTCCTAATACTTATAAAATAACTAATTATGTCACTGACAGAGGTTTTCTTATAACTATTCCCATGAATATGGCTTTTTATGTAAAACAGGTTAGTGATAGTAAGTTTATATGGTCTTTAAATAATAATTTTGATAAGATTGACTACACTTTTACTCTTGAAAATAAGAAACTCATTATAAGAAATGATAAAGAACAGATTGTTTTTACAGCTTATAGAAATGAAAACTCTTTATTTTTTGAAACTGCTAAAGATAAATTTGAATACAGAGTAAATGAGGAAGATTCTCAATTTGAATCTTATAAAAATGGAAAACTTTTTGAATCATTGAAATATAAAACAGAATAAAATAGTAGAAAGCTTCCTTTTAATTGAAAAAAGAAAATAAAAAAAGCCGAATTTGTACTGACCCCAAAAAGTTGGACAAATTAATTTAACCAACCAATAAGGATTGACTTCTGTAAGAAGCAGGAGTTAATCCTTTTAATTTTTCCTTGATTCTTTTGTTATTGTAATAATATATGTATTCCTCTATTGCTTCTTTCAGTTCTTCCAGTGTTCTGTACTTTTCTTCCTGTTCATAAAACATCTCTGATTTTAATAACCCAAAAAAACATTCCATTAATCCGTTATCTAAACTGTTTCCTTTCCTTGACATACTTTGAGTTATATTCTTTTCTTTTAACCTTTTCTGATATAAATAATGCTGATACTGCCATCCTTGATCGCTATGAAATATCAGATTCTCATAATTCCCATTTTCTTTAAATGCTAAATTTAACATATGGTTTATCTGATCCAAGTTAGGACTGCGCGAAATATCATATGAAACTATGTATCTTCCATAAGCATCCAATATTGGAGATAAGTATAACTTTTCTCCCCTCAGGTTAAATTCTGTCACATCTGTAAACCATTTCTGATTTGGAGCTGCTGCTTCAAAATCTCTCCTGATATGGTTATCAGCTATCCTTCCTGTCTGACCTCTGTATGAAGAATATTTTCTCTTTTTACGGATAATACTTTGCAGATTAAATTTCTTCATAAGCCTCTGTACTTTTTTATGATTAATGTTAAGGCCTTGATTCTTTAGTTCCAATGTTACTCTTCGATAACCGTATCTTCCTTTATTCGCATAGTAAATTTCTTTGATTTTTTCAATGATATCTTTATTCTTCTCATCAATATCTTTTTTATCAATATAGTAGTAATATACTGATTTTGATATCCCGGCAATTTTTAACAGCATCTTGAAAGGGTATTTAGCTCTAAGCTCGGCTATCACTCTTACTTTTTCTTCTCTTTTAGCTCCCTTTCCTGAACTGGAGCTCTCAATTTTTTTAAGTATTCGTTCTCAGCTTTCAGATACATATTTTCTTCTTCTAACTGTTTAATCTTATCTTTTTCAGATAGAACTTTCTCATTTTTCTTAGGTTTAGTCATAGATTTAGGGTTCCTTCCTTTTTTCTTCTCTACAACATTATACTCATTTTCTTTAAATTTTGAAAGCCAATTATGTAAAATACTAGGAGCTGGCAAACCAATATGAATAGCAACAGAATTAATAGACTCATGATTAACTAAAATTCTATTAATTATTTGTAATTTAAAATCTTTAGAATAAACCCTATTTTTATCTTTTCTTAAAATATCATATCCATGTTTTTCAATTAAAGCAATTAAATATTTAATATTAGATTCCTGAACATCAAAATCATTAGCTAAAGAAGAAATAGTTTCACCATTTTTTCTTCTTTCATATATTTCAATTTTATCTTCTCTTGTTAATTTGCTCATAAAAACTGCACCTCCAATCTTGTGTCCAAGATTTTGGGTGCAGTACAATAAGGGCTTTTATTTTTTTATACTTTTTTTACTTATATTATACCTAAAAAATAAAAGAACTAATTACATATTTTAGCTATACCAGTAACTAAAAATATTTGATGACAATATTGACATATCATCGAATTCTTTTTTTATTTCGTTTGATATTTTTTCTATAGATAAAATTTTTTCTCTGAAATAATTTTTATATTCTCTCCGATGTTCAATAGATTCAAATATTCTTTCTTTCAAAATATAATTTTTATTTCCTGGAAAATACTTTACAGAAAAATAGTTACTTAATTCATTTATTTCTTTTTTTATACTTAATATTTTTTTGTTAATAATATCGTATCTAGACTCAAATAAAATTTTCTTTAATGCTTCGACCCAAGGTTCTCTATTAATATTACTTTCCCAATCTAAACCAATATCAAAATTAATATCCATGACAGGTAATATTTCGAAGTCATTTTGCAATGACAGTATTTTTATTTGAGAAATAAAATCTAATATTTTCTCTATTTCAATTTTATCTTTTTCAAATCTAGAATTCTCTTCAGTTATAGTATCAAAAGAAACAATTTTTTTTCCTTTAAATATACTATATTTCCCTAAACTTTGTAACAAACATACTTTCAAGTAATCTACACTCATGTTAATATTTAAATTACAAATATTTTCTCCTTCTATGTTATATATTTGAAAGTCAGTAAAATTTGAGATACATATTATTTTCTTTCCTAAAATCATATTATATTCTAATGCTTGCCTTAATACCTCTCCTTTATTTATTATAACATTTGAAGATTTTATTTCAAATAGAATATCTCCACATACAATGTCTGCTTTTTTTATTCCGGTAAATATTTTTTTTATTTGCCCTTCAATGTTTACATTTACAGGAACTTCAAATTCAATTTCTTCTTCCAAATAACCCAATTCTATTAGTAATTTTTGAAATAGAATTTGTTTATATTTTTCTTCTTTAATAATTTCATCATTTTTTTGCATTTTTCTTACTGTATCAAAAAAAGAATTTTCCATAGATATTCTCCTTTATATTTTTAATCATACCTAGTATACCTTAAAAAATAAAAAAAGAAAAGGCAATCTTTACTGACTGCCTTTTAACATCTTGTTATTACAGTAATATAACAATGTTATTGAAATTACTGTAGTTATTATTACAATTATAAGATTTTCTATTACCATTATATCCCGAAGTTCTTGGACTACTTCAGGTGAAGGGGCATCTCCTTTTTTTGCTATTTCCAGCATATTCCGTACAAATTGATAATCTCTTATTTTTATAAGAATTACATTTTCTACCAGAAAAAACATTATTATTCTTAAAATATACTTATTTGAATAATTAATTTTAGTACTTTTTTGAGCATGTTTATGGATTCTGCCAGGAAACAATTTCTCCCATAGTGTTTTTTTATTAGTCTTTATCATTATCATCTCTCCCTTTTGGAGGAAAATACCTGTCGATTAATCTGTCAATTACAGTAGGCATTTTCACAAGTGCAATTTCTGATAACGGTTCTATTAGGAATCCAATCCCAAAAATAATAAACATAATAGCTATATCTAACTTAAGCACTCCAGGAAATAATGTCATGAGTGAAATATAAAGTGCATCTGCTAACGCACCGTTTAATAATCGTACCCAGAATGGTCTTATATCGATTTTATTATTTGCTCTAAATGTGATATTTCCTAAGAAACCAAGTAATACTCCATATGTTATCATTACCGCTTCTTTCACTGTTTCAGGGTTTAATCCAAAAAAAAACATATCAAATAACTCCTTTCTTCTGTCAGTTATAGTACAGCAGGATTTTCTTTCTTTTCAATATCAAAAATCTGCTGCAATATAACTTTTAAATCAAATGTTTTTCTAGCTTCTTTTAAAACTTCTGTTAAAACTTCTTCAGCAATTTCTTCAGCAAAGTTAGGAATAAATTTTCTGTCAATTGACTTTTCTTTTGCCAATAATTCTTCTAACTTATCCCAAAATCCTTCGTATACCTGATTAAATTTTTCTGCTCCGACCTTTCCTTTTGCAATTATTTCTGTTTTATAGATTAAAGTCTTTCCTAATTCTAAAATTTTGCCTGTTAAATATATTTTTGCTGCTAATTTATTCATTAAAATCCTCTCCTTAAAATTATTTTTTATACAAGTTCATAATGCGGTGTATCATACAGAGTTTTCCAGTCTCCACCCCACACTATTTCCAGTCCCATTTTCTTTGCTACTGCTTTGACGTGCCTTGAAATTTCGACAAGTTTTTTGTTGTCAAACATTTCTGCATCTGTTGTATATTTTACATAGCCACCATTTTGGTTATAATGACCGCAAACCGCTATATCTACCGCATGACCATATCCATCAGATTTTGCCTGATGATTCGATTTTCTACTATATCCATCAAGCTTTGTAACTATCTTACCAGGCTTAGTTCTTCCCTGTTGGTATAAACTGTTCTGATATTCGGCAGTCCTTAGACCTTGTATGATTTTAAAGTCATATGGGCTATCGCCTATTGCCTTTTTCATGAGTTCAATCAGTTTCGGATGCACTCCCTTCATTTTCTCAATACTCGCATCTGATAACACGTATTTTTTTATCTCAACAGTTGTTTTCTCTTCTTTTATTTCTTCTACATTTAATATTATATTATCCTTTTCAAAATTCACCCCAATCACTTTATATTTTTTGTTATCAAATTCAATTTCTGTACATATAAGTTTTTCTATATTCATTTATAACACTTCCTTTTCTTTTATTAATTCCATTTTTTTTAGATATTTAAACAAACGTGTTGGATTAAATTTATGATATCCTTTCTTCTCCAATGTTTGTCCTTTGTATGTCAATGTGAATTGTAATGCGTAATCAATAGCGTTTAGACAGAACTCGCTACAGAAGAATTTCTCATTGTCCTGAGCATTAAGAAACCATGCAAATTGACTTCCAACTATTGCTTTATAGTCATACCCTTTACCCTTGTTAGCAATGAAAAAGTCTATCACATCAGATGCCCATATGTTATTATCCAACTCAAATAAATCCATATTTTTCTTATATTTAAATTCTCCATCTCTAACTCCCCCTGGATTCGCTAGATATATATTTCCATTATACATAAATTCACAATGGCTATATTCACCTAGCGTCCAGACGGAAATTAAAAGCCCCACTATACCGCGGGGCTTGTGAAATGATATATATAGCTTATCTTTTTTCAGCATAAATACCTCCTCTTTTAATCGTGAGATTAATCGCTATAAAATCTCACGATTAATTCCAAAGTTTTTCAAATTCTTCTTTTGCATTAAATATCTTCAGTTCTTCATCCAATAAAGTTTTAAGTCTAGCAATAATTTCACTCTCTGTCTTCAACGCTTTAGATAGCTGTGACTGCATATGAAACGCCATTAATTTGAAATCATCAAGAGTTAAAGTAGGATAGACATGTTCCCTAGTGTCTTTATCTATCAGCTTCCATTCACTTGTTTCTTTTCTTCCAGTTATTGTCAGCAACAAAATTAAACTTGTTAAGCTATCCCTGTCGCCTTTCTCCCTGTTTCTTTGCAAGTATTTGCCTTTAAAAATAAATTCTTTTTCTGAATATTCCACTTTTAAATCAGATAATTCTTTCTTTATTTGTTCTATTTTTAAATTTCTGTTTAACTTAACAGTATTATTTTCAATGTATTCAAATTCAGATAGCTCGACTACTTTAATTTTATTATTTTCTACAAGTTCATTGTCTGCAAGTGTGTATTTTCCAACAGCATATAGTTCTTCTTTTGACATTTCCCGCATGTTCCCGGATATTAAAATAGGATTTTGATACTCTATATCAGAGTAAACATGTCTCGTGCTATCCCAGTCAGGGTAAAACATAATGGGATTATCTTTAAAATCTTCCAAGTTTGTCACAACAGGATGTGCTACTACTTGTAAATTATTTTTGTCATATATATTTATTATCATTTTTACCTCCTTATATTCCTATCTTTTTTCGTATTTCTAATATTTTATTTCTCTTTTCTATACCACTTTTTTCTTTAATATAATGTTTTCTTGTGACATCTACTCCAGAATGGTTTGCAAATTCACTTGCTATTTCTAAATTGCTTGCATTTGCCAATAAATTTATTGCAGTTTTTCTTATACTATGTGGATAAAGCCTTTCTATCCCTATTAACTTTCCTATTTTTTTAACTCTTTCCCTTATAGTACTTTTTGTCATTTGTTTATAAATTCCTTTATATTTTGTTACTAATAAGTAATCTTCTTTTATCTGTTTTTCATTTCGTATTTCAATCCAATTTTTAACAAGTTCTATTGTTTCTTCAAAAATAGGGAATTCAACTAATTTTTGTTCTTTTTCAATTACTCCACTTATTATTCCATCTATCAGATTTAAATTTTCAATTTTAATTGATTGTAAGGCATTAATTCTACATCCTGTATCTATTATCAAATTAAAAATTATTCTATCCTGAATATCAAAATTTTTATTAGTCTCCATTTTAATATCTGCTTCTATAATCTGTCTTTGACTTAAATAGTAGCTTTTTCTACGTTTTTCAACATCTGTAACTTTCAGCCTATCTAATCTTTCGCGAAAAGGATGCGTTACTATTAAACAACGTTTTACTGCCCATATATAAAAACTTGAAATAGCAACAAGCTTATTATTTATAGTTTGAGCATTATTATTACGTTTTTCCCTGCAGTACCTGATATATTTTTCTAAAATAGGAACTATATTTTGTATTGTCTTCTTATCCAACATATAACAATTATTTTCAAACTCTTTTAAATATTCCAAAAATAATTTCATAGAATGTGCATAAGTTTTATATGTTGTATTTCTAGTTGCTCCATTTCTTGCTATACAACTGTTCAAATACTCTTGATAAATCTCTCGATTTCTATTATTTCTTTCTTCCATTTGAATCACTCTCCTATACTTTTTATTAAGTATAGCGTATTTAAACAAATTGGAAAATTTATACAAAGTTCAAAAACACGACGTCACCGTGCATGGAGGGGGAGTCAATTTTAAGAAATATGGTAAAGTTGTCGTTATTTCAGTTGAAATTCAAAGAGAAAATATAACCTTTACAGAAAATTCTCAGCTTATTAATAGTATTCCGGACGGATTTAAGCCAAATGATATTAGCCTCGGAATAGAATCCGCTCTTGCAAGTAATTTAACTAATGGAAAGCAAGGGGCAACACGTATGAGAATTGAAAGAAATTCTCTAAATATATGGGGTTGTCACACTGGAAATTACAATGTATTAAAAGGATCTATTACATACTTTACTGATAATTAACTTGTTAAAAAAGATGCATTAACGTAGATTGTACCTTGAAAATTAATTGAACTTTCCCAAGTTATTTGTCCATTGCTTCTGATTTTTATTGTCCCGGAATTATTGCTGTTCCAAAAAGTGACTGGAACAGAGATGTCAAGAACAGGGCGGTATCCAGCTGGCAATGTTGCTAATACAGTACCTCTTGGCAAAGAGCCTTGCAAATAGTAGTTACTGTCCCAAGTCAGTATTACAATGTTTCCAGATTTGAGTAACGCAATACCTTTATCTATGATTTTAGTCTCGATTCTGGATAAATTTTCCAACTTACACAGACTTGGAAACAAAAAAAATTAAAAAAATAAGGAGGTAAAAAATGATAGTAAATATATATGATAAAAATAATTTACAGGTTGTTGCACATCCCGTTGCGACAAGCTTGGAAGATTTTAAAAATGATCCTGTTTTATTCTATCCTGACTGGGATAATACAAAGCATATTTGTTCTGATACGGAATTTCAAAATCCGATTATAATCGCAGGAAATATCAGAGAAATGACAAAAGAAGAACTATATAACGCTGGAAAATACACTCTTGCGAATAACGAAATATTTGCAGACGGAAAAATCAAAACAGTTGCACTTTCCGAATGCGAGTATGTGGAAAACAATGTTATTAAATTAAACAGAGAAAAACAGATAGAGCAGATTAAAAAGGAACTCTATGAGTTAAGACTTGCATATGATGTAGCTCCATTCGAGTTTGAAGTAGGTGGCGTCAAATATCTGCAGAATAACAGGAGTATAGACCAGTCAAATCTGACAAGAATAGTTGTCATGTGTCAGGCAATGAAAAAAACAGAATTTGAGAACTGGAAATTTTATACAAAAGATAACAGTGAGAAATATGTTAATTTAACATTGCAGGATATGATGAAAATGGCAAATATAATGCAGTTGCATACTACAAAAGCTATGACAACTGAGACATTACTATCGCATAATTTGGAAAATTTAACTGACAAAGAGCTTAAGGAGTATGATGCAAAAGATAGATACGAAAAGGCTTATAAAAATATGTAAGGAGGTATTTATGCTTGAAAAAGATAAGCTATATATCAGTTTTCACAGACCAAAAAGTATAATGGGATTTTTAATATCTGCATGGACATTTGGAAAATACTCACACTGTGAGTTTATCTATAATAATCAAGTTTTTCTTTCAAATCCAGGTGGAGTTAGAAAAAGACCTTTTAAATATCAGAAAAACTTTGAAATTTTTGAAATGGATAGTAGTGTCAGAGCTGAGGATATTGTAGAGTTTTATAATACGGCACAAGGTAAAGGGTATGATTACCTCGGAATTTTAGGACAGTTTTTCTATGCAAGCAAAGTACAGAACGATGACAGATATTTTTGTTCGGAATTTTGCTTAAATGCTATAGATTATGCTTTACAGTTTACTCTGACTTATAAGCTTAAATCATTAAAAGACAGGGTTGGATATCAATTCAGTCCGTCGAAATTATACAAATATTTAAAATTTATGGAGTTATTAGGAAAGGAAGTGAAATAATGGAAAGATTTCAAAAAATATTTGATTATCTATTAAAAGTTGAAGGGGGGTATAGTGATGACAAGTACGATTCAGGAGGAAAAACAAAGTACGGAATAATAGAGATAGAAGCACGAAAATATGGATATAATGGGCATATGAAAGACATGCCTTTAGAAGTAGCAAGAAATATCTATGATAAGAAGTATTATCACGGGAACAGACTCAATGAAATAAAAGACGATAAGATAGCTTTATCTGTATGCGACTGGATAGTAAACAGCGGAACTTGGGGTGCTAAAAAAGCACAACAAGCTTTAAATGAACTTGGATGCAATCTTGTTGTAGATGGAAAAATAGGAAACAAGACAATTGAAGCTTTGAATACAGTTGATTCTGAAAAATTTTTAGAAAAATATCACAGTCTGCAAAGAAAGTTTTATCACGGCATTGTAGCGAGCAAATCTAATCAGAAAGTTTTTCTGAAAGGTTGGCTTAACCGGGTTGTAAGAAAAGAAAAATTTTTAAAGGATTTTTTGGTTTAAGATTTAATTTTTTGAAATTTTAAGTCTAAAAAATTTTATAGGCTCAAAAAATGAAAAAATTGAGTCTATAGAAAAAACGGCTTGTATATTTTGAATATAAGAGCTTTAAAATGATTTTAGATATAAAAGGTCATCTGACAGGATAAAATTCAAATTTGAGCCTGTCAGGTGGCTAGAATAAAATATAATATAAAACAAACAAAGGAGAAGATAATTATGGACAGATTAGCAGCAAAAATTTATATAACAGGAAAAATCATAGAGTTAGGAAAGACATTAATTTACAAAACAGAAATATTGAATAAGGGAAAAGCTGGGATAGAAAAATTTAAAGAAGTACATGATGGTTTCTGGAAAAAGTTAGAAGACCTGCTAGAAAAAGAGAAGTCAATTGACAGACCTTTTATTCCGAATTTTGTTGAAGAAATTGGAGAAGAAACATTAACAATAGCACTGGAAGAGGCTAAAAAGAACTGCGATTTAAGAGTAGTACTGCAAAATATATTTAATATTGAAAAAAATGAAAATCCTGCTGCACTTTAGCAACTAAGGGGGAAAAATGTTTTTTAAAGAAATTGCTGACTTGGGAATAACAGTGGTAGTCTGTGGGATATTTCTTTATTTTGCAAAGACCATATTTGACTTAATGATAAAAGATAATAAAAAATATTACGAAGAAATTTTAGCAAAATTGGAGTATGCAGAAAATAGGAGAAGTACACTTATAACTCAAAATGAAAAACTTGTAGAAGTCCTTAATCGGCTTGAAGAACGGCTAAGGACTGAAAAAGTTACTGGAAAAGCATTAGAAATGATACTGACGCTCCAGATTCAAGATATTCGTTGGGCAATACAGAAAAAAATAATAAAATATATTCAGAAAAATCACTTAAAAGAAAACTGGAGCATAATTAATAAAGAAATTGATACTTTTTTTAATCGAAAACTTATCGACTTTGAGACAGAAATGCATGATATTATCGAGGGAATTACTTATAAAATGATACACGATATCATTAAAAATGAATTCTCAGAAACAAAAAGCATTATAGTTCAAATTTTGGAGGGACTGAAAGAGGATGGAACGGATGAAAAGGAGCTATATAGCAAAGCAATAAGAATAGTAGAGGATCATATGCAAACTATTGAAAATGAACTTGTTGCAAAGATAAAAGAGTTGATAAATTAGGGCAGTCGTAAAGATTGCCCTTCTTTTTTTTGTAAATTTTCTATTTATTTTATAAAAAGGTGTTGACAAAATATAAGAAATGAGGTATAATAATAATGTAAAGGAAGTAAGTGATAAAATAAAAAAAGAGAGCTAAAAAGCTCCCAAGTCCAAAATTATTTTATCACATCTAAAAAATAAATTCAAGGAGTGATAAAAATGTTAAATAAATCAGAAATCATGAAGGAAGCTTGGAAAGCATATAAAAAAGAAAGTTTTGAAACTTTTTCAGAAGCATTAAAAGCAGTATGGGCAATATTCAAAAAAGCTATCAAATTATTTGCTGATGAAATTCAATCAACAGAAAAATTAAATGAAAGAATGGTAAATAATAGCAATTTTAGACATAAAGCAAATGGATCAAATTCTTTAGCAAATGCAATATACAGAGGGGAAGGAAAAACTTCTTGGATTAATAGAAAAGTATGGTCTGTAAAAGGGAGAATTAGAATGTACGCAGATGAAGTAATAGACGGTAAGGAATATGGGCAAAAATACATAGAAATTAAATTTTAAATAAAATAGGAGGAAAAATGGAAAATAGAGGAGCAAAAAAGGGTAGAAAAATAACATGGGATGTTGGAAGAAAAAAAGCAGATCCAGGAATGGAATCAAAAAAAATATCTGTTGCTCTTCCCGCAAAAATGTGGGCAGAGTTAACTGAAAAAGCGGAAAAACAAGGGATGACAAGAAATAAACTTATAAGAAACATTTTAGAAATATATTTAAAAAAATAATATTTTTATAAAAAGGTGTTGACAAAATATAGGAAATGAGGTATACTAATATCAAGATAGAGGAAAAAGGAAAAGACCTCTTGAAAATAAATTAGGAGTTGAGAAAAATGAAAGTATTAGAAAATAAAATAATTGAAGATGTGAGACATACGATTCTTAAAGAAGATTTAGATGATTTAAAAGATAATGGGAAACTGGACGATCACTTTCAAAACGAATTAAATATATTTAGTTTTTTTAGAGAACAATTTGAAATGCACGAAGTTACAAAGAAATATATTAAAACATTTGAAAATTTGTTAAGCATAATATCAGAGGAAGATTTTACTGAAGAAAAATTAGAAGAGTTAAGAAAAGCTTTTTTAAAGAAAGAAGAAATGTTAAAAGACTTTTACAAGCACGACATACTGGGTAGAGAACTAATAATAAACGAAAATGGAGTTCTGCAAATAAAAGATAAATTTGAACAATTGAGTTTCAGCATATATCAATATGAGCAAAGACAATTTAGAAATATACTCGACAAAACAAAAGAACAAAAAGCAGAATTGTATAAAGAGTGTGTTCTTATACATCATTATTTGAGAGAAAATAGTTTTGCAGCTGTAGCGGATGCGGTTGCTGATGTAAAACTAGCATGTAAATAATAAAAATACCCCTTGACTTTTTTAGAAAAAGGGGTATAATTTGTTATATTAATAGTAGCATATTGTAATGTAAATATTGTAGTTTGTTATAATTTTAAATTTTAATTTTAATAGTGCATTGTGTAGAAAAACGAGCCTAGTGTGGCTCTTTTTTTATTCAAAAAATCATTGACAAAACATAAAAGAATGATACACTATATTAAATTATTTATAATAAATATATTTTCAAGGGGAATAAAATGGCAGGAAAAAAGAAATATAAACGTGAAGAACTAATAAGTAAACTGCAAGATTTAATTGATAGTGGCAAAGTGAAAAATACAAGTGATTTGGGAGGAAGTTTTTATAATACTTTAAGAACTTATATAGCTCCAACTTGGAGTGAGATATTAAAAGCAGCTGATAGAGATTTGGAACACATTAATATAAAAACAGAATCAGAAATAACAAAAGAATTACAAGAACTTGTTGATTCTGGAATAAATGGGATTATGGAAGTTAAAAAAGTTTTATCTCGTGAAAGGATCTTAGTAAGATTAAATTGTAAAAGTATGAAAGAAGTATTTAAAAAAATCGACAGAGAAAAAGAAACAGAACATCTGTTCTTAGTAGAAAAAACGAAAGAAGAAGTGACGAAAGATATACAAAAATTAGTGTCAGAAGGAACTATAAGAACAATTTATGACTTGAATAAATATGATTACTCATATAGAAGACTAAAAAATATATTCGGTGATATAACTTGGCGACAAATGGCTAAAGAAATGAAGTTAGATTTACATTTTAAAGCTGAAGTTGATGTAAGTAATGAAGAACTGATTGCTATTTACAAAGAATTGTCAAGAGACTTGGACAAAGATGTAAAAGGTGCAACTGCGAGAGATATAAATGAAAATTGTATTTATAATCGAGGCTGTTTTGAACTAAGATTTGGGAGCATCGACAATTTGAGAGAAATTTGTGGTTATGAATTTAAGAAAAGAAAAGGGAAATGGACAAAAGAAACAGTTCTTGAAACTTTAATTAAAGAATATAAAAGAAGAAATGGTAGATTAATTGTAAAGGATCTAAAAGAAATAAAAACACTTCCTTCGCAAGGTACTATTTGTAAAAAATTTAAAGTAACAAATTTTACAGAAGTTTTAAAAATAATAGAAATGGAAATAAGAAAAGAAAGGACATAACAATGATTTTAAAAACTGGAAGACAACTTGAAAAAGAGATGTTAGCGAAATATGAAAATATAGAAAAATTTATAGAAAAGCATGAAGAATATGAATTTGAAAAAGAAACTTTGGAAGAAATCTTTTCCGGAAAAGAATTTTTAAATGTTTTAGAATATTCTGATTTAGTGTTAATATTTGATAGTAATCTGAGAATTGAAAATGATATTGAAAACAATGTCGAATTAGAAAGACTACTGGACGATTTTTTTATCAATTCAATTGGAAAAGAGGGAGACTATTATGTCAAACTTGAAATTAGAGAAATTCAAGGGATAGAATATTATCATTTGATAGATTATAAATATGAGAATTATCCCAATGATGATAAAGAGGGCGACTGGATTAAAATAGATATTGAGGATTTAACATTGCTATTTTTAGAACAGGAATTTTAAAGTCAAAAGAGGTGTATTTATATGTATAAGAACTATATCCACGTACAAATAGATAATGAGGTATTTAGAATAAATAAAAAATATGAAAAATTTCTCTTTTTTTATCATATCCTTTTGAAAGAAATATTGACAGAAGAAGAAACGGAACTTTTAAGAAAATATCTTACAGGAAGAAAATACGATAAAGTTTTTGAGATGGAAAAGCTGAAAGGCTTAGTGCATCGCATTTCAGAAGAGAAATTCAATGAAAAGAATTGCAAATTCAAGTAAATTATGGTATTATAAGGAACATGAAAAAATAAAATGTTACAATTCAAGGATTCTTAGTTGTGGTGACTAAGTATGCACTTGGGTGCGCCATTTTATTTGGTTAATAGAGCTTATCTTTATTGTAGATTTGTAGTTAGGAGTAGAAAGATGTCAAGTATTATAATACCGGAAGGATATACTTCCAGACAAAATATAATGGAAACAGAAATTGCAATAAAACTTATTAAGGATTTTTTTGAAAGGGAACTTTCCAAGGAGTTAAACTTAACAAGAATATCAGCTCCACTGTTTGTAAAAAGAGATACAGGTTTAAATGATAATCTTAATGGAGTTGAAAGACCTGTTTCATTTGAAATGAAGGAAGCTGAAGGAGAGATTATTGAAATAGTTCATTCGCTTGCTAAATGGAAAAGGCTTGCATTAAAGAGATATGGTGTAAATTCAGGTGAAGGAATTTATACTGACATGAATGCCATAAGAAGAGATGAAGATTTGGATAACACGCATTCAATTTATGTAGATCAGTGGGATTGGGAAAGAGTTATAGACAGAGAAGATAGAAATATAGATTTCTTAAAGGGAATTGTAAATAAAATATATTCAGTATTTAAAAAAACAGAAGAAATGCTAGCTAAAAAATATAAAAATTATACTAAATTTTTACCTGAAAAAGTTACTTTTGTAACTTCACAGGAACTGGAAAATTTATATCCTGAGATTCCAGCAGGAGAAAGAGAAAATAGATTTGCAAAGGATAATGGAGCAATATTTATAATGCAGATAGGAAAACTACTGGAATCTAAACAAAGACACGATGGAAGGGCTCCAGATTATGATGACTGGGATCTGAATGGGGATCTTATAATGTGGAATCCTATACTTGACAGCGCCTTGGAACTTTCGTCAATGGGGATAAGAGTGGACAGTGAGTCGCTTGAAAGACAGCTTAAGGAGCTTAATCTGGAAGAAAGAAAAGAACTTGAGTATCATAGAATGCTTTTAAATAATGAGTTGCCTCTTACAATAGGAGGAGGAATAGGACAGTCAAGAATATGCATGTTCCTGCTTCAAAGGGCTCATATTGGAGAAGTTCAGGCATCATTATGGTCTGATGAAATAATAGCAGAGTGTGAAAAAAATGGAATAAATTTACTATAGAAAAATAATTTCTAAAAATTTATTTTTTAAGATTATATGAAAAAAATAATTTTTTGAATGGAGTTGTCTCAAAAAAATATAGTTTTATATTGTATTTATATTTTTGAGATAGCTTCATTTTTATTTTATTATTTATAAAATTATGGTATACTTAATTAAATTTATATTCTTTAACATTTGAAATGGAGGAATTATGTTCTTGAATAGAGGAGACAGGCTTGCGCTTGTTGATTTTAATGACAAAAAAATAAATTATACTGAATTAGTTAACAATGTAAAATATTATTCAGAAAATGTAGTAACTGCTGAAAAAGATGATTTTGGATTAATCCTGATGGAAAACAGACCGGAATGGATTTATACTTATTTTGCCTTATGGGATAGAAAAGCAGTACCTATTGCATTGGATTCTACTAGTAATGGAAAGGAAATTTTATATGTTCTTGAAGATTCAGGACCTAAGTTTATAATCTGTTCAGACGAGACTGAGAAAAATGTTAAGGAAGCAGTCTCGCTGTATGATAAAGGTCAAGTGACAATAATTAATGTAGATAGTCATTTAATTGATGAAAATAAAATGGAAATAATAAAAAAAGGAGATTTTGAGCTTGAAAATCCTGAAGGAGATAGCATAGCAACGATGTTATATACTTCTGGAACAACTGGATTTCCAAAGGGAGTTATGCTGACTTTCAATAACCTGAGTTCAGAACTGGAAGGACTTGAAAAAAAGAATCTTCTGGAGCCGAGTGATCAGATACTTGCATTGCTTCCTTTCCATCATGTTCTTCCACTAACAGCGACAGTGCTGATAATACTGAAATACCAGGCATCAATAGTTTTTGTAAAGAAAATAGCCAGCAAGGAAATTTTAGAAGCTCTTGATAAAAATAATGTTACTGCGCTAGTTGGAGTTCCAAGGGTATTTAAACTTTTCTATGATGGAATAAAGCAGCAGATTGATTCAAAGTTTATTACGAGAACTATATATAAGCTTATGACAAAAATAAAATCTTTTAAAATAAGAAGGAAAGTATTTACAAAAGTTCATGAAAAATTTGGAGGTGAACTTACGTTCATAGTTTCAGGAGGAGCAAAACTGGATCCTGAAATAGGAGAATTTTATGAAACATTGGGAATATATGTACAGGAAGGATATGGACTTACGGAAACATCTCCTGTAATTGCAGTTAATACAAGGAAAGAACGTAAAATAGGAACAGTAGGAAAAAAACTGGATAACATAGAAGCAAAAATAGTAGATGAAGAATTATGGGTAAAAGGTCCTATTGTTATGAAAGGTTATTACAATAAACCTGAAAAGACAGCCGAAGTAATAACTGAAGATGGATGGTTCAAAACAGGTGATTTGGCTTCCATTGATGATGAAGGATATATAACTATCCGTGGAAGAAGAAACAGCATGATAGTACTTTCAAATGGTAAGAATATTGATCCTGAAAAGCTGGAAAACAAAGTAATTGAAAAGAGTAAAAAGCTTATAAAGGAATTAGGAGTATTCGGTCATAATGATAAACTTGTGGCGATAATTGTTCCTGATTTACTCGAATGTAGAAAACAGGGAATAACAAATATAAAAGCTTATATAAAGAATATTGTAGAGGATTACAATCTTACTGTCCATAATTATGAAAAAATTCTGGATTATAAACTGTATGAAGAGGAACTTCCAAAAACGAGGGTAGGAAAACTGAGAAGATTCATGCTTCCTGAACTGTATCTAAAAACAAATGTCAAAAAGAAAAAGGTGGAAGAACCTGATAATGAAGTTTATAGACTTCTGAAGGATTATATAAAAAAATTAAAAGGGATAGAAGCACAGCCTGAAGAAAATCTTGAACTGGAAATAGGAATGGATTCACTTGATATTGTTGAATTTTTTGCATATGTTGAAAACAGTTTTGGAATTCAGCTCGATGAAGAGAAATTTTCTGAAATATCCAACTTAAAGTCACTATCTGAATATATTAATGAAAAAGCAACAAAAATAGAAAGTGGAGAAGTAGACTGGAAAAAAATAATAGAAGCTGCACCACCTGTTGAAGAAAAAAACAGATGGGCAACAAGAGTGTTAAGACCTCTTTTTGATTTGACAATAAAACTGTATTTCAGATTGAAAAGAGTGGACAGGGATAAATTAAGCAACAAACCACAGATATTTGTTTCAAACCATCAGAGCTTTATAGATTCGTTAGTGCTCGGAAGTCTATTACCTGCAGGAATACTATATAACACAATTTTTCTGGCAATAGACTGGTATTTTAAAAAAGGGATTTTAAAACTGCTTGTCAGTCATGGAAATGTGGTATTGATAGATATAAATAAAAATATTAAGAAAAGTGTTGAGGAAATAGCAGGAAATGTCAAAGCTGGAAAAAATGTACTTATTTTCCCTGAAGGTGCAAGAACTAAAGACGGAAAAGTTGCAGAATTTAAAAAAGTATTTGCAATAATAGCTAAAGAACTCAATGTAGATGTTCAATGTCTGGGAATAAAAGGGGCTTTTGAAGCATATTCGAGATATATGAAATTTCCTAAACCTAAGAAAATAGAAGTTGCCGTTCTGGAAAAGTTTAAGCCGGAAGGTACGTATGATGAAATAGTTGAAAAGGCTAGAAACATAATAAAAAATTATGTAGAAGGCAATTAA